CCAATCCATAATTTGGAAGTTCTTCTGACACCAATAACCAGCCAAGTTCGAGGTTAATCGTTTGGCTTCCAAGATTGAATTTGCTCTTGATCATAAAGGCCTCGTTTAGTCAACTCCTCAACTTTAGTATTGGAGAGGAGATTAGGGTCGGGGACAGGGGAAAGTGTAGGTCCTTCTGCTGCTTGAAAATTGCTTCCTTTCACTTCATCAATTGCATTGAGAAGTTTTTTCAATTTGAAAGAGGCAAGAGTTGTTCTAGCAATTCTTTTCTCTTTCGGGATGGCGGACCGCCTACTGTTTAATCTAGCTTTGACTTCTTGTTCTCCTACAATGAAGTCAGCCAAGTCTCTGGCACGATCTCCCCCGATTATCGCACCAACTTGAGCTAGATCGACCACAACGTCAACAGCGGCGGTCCGCCTTAGATAATAAACCAGTTTGTTCATGAACCAACTGCCTCGACAATAGCTGGATCGTAGTCCTCAACAACGTCGATTCCGGTCACTTTTACTGGGCGTAGTGGGGTGTCCGTACAGGCTGCTGGGCGAAGACTGAAGGCTTGGGTTTGTGCTCCAGTTCCAGGACCGTTAAAGGTTCGGTCTTTGTTCCAGACATAGCCTCTCCAACCAACAGAATCAATAACGTCCATCGGTGACGTTAAGATCATGATGTCGATTGGATTGCCATGAGTACGAGCAGAGTACAGAGTTTGCCAACCTTGATAGGCTGGGTCCATAATCTGAGTACCAGTAATGTTGACATCGGTTTCCCCGGCAACATATTGCTTGGTTTGACGTTCACGATTACGTGAAGTGATTTCTTCATCATCTTCAACTTCGCTAATTGTTAAGTCGCCGGTGATACCAAGATGTTCAACCCACACTGGGGTTTCAGAGTCTCCGGTGTTGTAGTACAGAGTCATCTCCATACCACGGGCATTGCAGTTCAAAGGTGTTGCGGTTGCAGGCATCAAAAACTCCTCAAAATGTAACTAAACTGTGCTTTGAGCTTTCCTCTTGCTGCTAGTCGTTTAACAGCAGAATACATAAAGGATCGCTCTTTGTAAGAAACTGCTAAAGTACGTTTTGCTCGGTAAGACAAAACCATACCACCTTTTTCGTGAATGTTAGGAACTGGTCGATTAAAAAAATTACTTCTTGGAAACTTACGAGGACCAATATATGCGGAGGTTTCCAATACGTGGAAGTTAATTTCTTTAAGACCGTTTCTCACGTGTGCATGGGGAGGGCTTCCAGGTGATGAGGCTCCTCCTCGCATATACATTTTTTCACGTGCTTCGCGTCTAATAAGTCCCGCAGTCTGGTAAAGATCACGGTGTATATTCTTTTTAAGACGTCGCTTTAAACGGTCAAAGAAAATAACAAGTTTGGTACTTAACCGCATTCTGATGCCTCATAACCGAAACTGGTTATTGTATTGAAATTTCTGTAATCGAGTTGTTGTTCGTCTACAGGTTGTGCTTCAACAGATGTAAGTTGGACTCCAAGTGGTTGATTTCTAATCATAAACAATTCTATCAATTCACGAATATCAAGTAATTGTTTTAACTCATCCCACGGAGCTATGTCGTTGGTGTCTGCTAAACTTTCAAAGTTTTTGCCAATAATTAAATGAACATATTTGGTTACATTTATGTTTATTTTTCTACCGCCTCGTCCTGGACTAGCTTCAATGTTATATTGATTTAGTTCAGGACTGAGAATAACTTTGATTCCAGATTGGTTTAGAACTGCAACCCAGTCAATGGCTACAACTGCCTCCAGACCTAGCTCCAAGTCCCAGCTTTCTGGGGTGGAGTTGAGTGACTCTTGTATACTTAGTGCTAGGTCGGTAATGAGCATAGTTTGGCCGGGATGTTCATTGTTCTGCCTTCTGAATCGTCGAAGTGTACACCTATTGAGCGGTCTATGATTACTTCATAGGTTAGTCCAGCGACGATGAATTTAACGCCACGACGAACAGGAAAAGTCACGCTTTGTGTAGGTATCATAAACAAAACGTGACTTGTTTCCACTCTTACTCCTTGGGAATTAACATACGAACCAGGGTTAATTTTGGTTCCACGAATACTGTAATTACCTTCAGCTGTTTGCACAGTTATATCTTCATCACAGTATTGTTTTCTCCAATTATTCTGGTGCTGTACTGCCCAGGATATAAGGGTCATTAGCTGCCTACAACCGTAATGGCTTTACCGGAGGATACAACTTGAACTTCGGTACTGGTGGCTGTGGCAACTACAGGGTAGTCGCCTTCATCAGCAGTTTGTGGTTTCATCGCATCGAGACTAAACGTTGCATGACCCAACAAAAAGCCGTTACTGCCAGCCTCAGCAAGAAGGCAAGCACGACCACCAGGGAAAGCACCAGAATCAGTATCATCTGGGTTCCAATAAACTTCATCGCCATCCTTGACATCCCCACTGAAGTTGCATGGAAAAACTGCATTGAACTCAAGCAATACAGTTTTTACGTCTTTAGGTGCAATACGGCTTTGTGCCATACACACCCAAAATTCTGCACCCCCATATGGTCGAAGAACTGGTTCTCCTGGGAGGATGCTGAGCGTCTCGCTACTGTTAAAGTAGGGTACGCTATGGCGGTCACTTTTAAGACGGCCAACAATAGGATAATCTTCATTGAAGATTGCTGGTTCGGTAACTGCTTTTGGCATTGTGTCTCTCCAAAGTAAAGGTAAAGTAGGTTAAGCTCAGCTTCCAGAACCGGGGAAAGACCAAGCAACAGTTTGCGATTCACGTTCTTGGACTAAGACGTCCCAGAATCCGCGAGTACCAAATCCAAGCATATCTGCGGGAAGATCAACGGTTTCCGTGGTTGGTCGTCGTTGATTTCGCAGGTAAGCAATCGTGTATGGGGATAGTTGTTGACGAACTGGCAACAAACCCCAGGCATACGGATCAGCATTTGGGTGATAACTTTGGTTATCAAGTTGTGGAAAATGTTCCAGATCTACTTTGTTGTAGAAGTAGTTCTGTGATCCTTGTGGGTTAGATTCAGTACCAGCAACAAAAACAGCTTGCTTGACGATTTCCCAAGCAGTACGTTCTAGTTGAGTGGTATGTACCAAAGCCCAACGCGTATTAAAGAAGGTTTTAACTGCTTTATTGCCTTTCTTAATCGCATGTTGCCGTGCTGCTTCGTAAACCAAGTCGAGGTTTTCACGAGTCAAAGGCAAGTTAAACAAGTTATTCTTGGCCGCTGACAAAAATCCACTTGTTACGCCATTGTAGATGACGTTGACCATTTGGTAGTCAGGGACCATAGTTGCCCCTTCAACCATCAAGTTCAACATTTCTTCAATGATGCCGATGTCATCATTGAGGATATCTTCTCGCTTGAACTGGATGATTTGAGCAACGGTACTCAACTTCACTTCGTACTTGACTTCATCGCCAAATGAAGCATGTTGGATTTTGCCATCTTTATCCAACCCATTCCACATCTGACCGCCTTCAGGCCGAATTCGTCCAGATTTTAGGAAGTTATTTTTGCTCGTTTCATTGATCTTTCCAGGAGTCCAAGGAGGATCAAGCTTCCAAGCTTCTTCCATAGTCCACTGACTGATGCGATTCATCAGGTTGGGGAAGTTAAGAGTTGAGAAACTCTGGTTTTTTACGCACCGTTTAATGTGAGCACAAATACCACCTTCACCTTCGATGTCACTGTGGCCGTTAAATCGACCACCTTCAGCATTGGCAACATACATCAGCATCTCTTTGAGACCCATAGTGCCTCGGGAAAGTGCAAAGTCAGTTGCTGGTTTGCCAACTTTGTTTTCGATAACTTCAGGAGCAATACCCAGGCTATGGGCCATCCTTGCTGCAAAGGAGTTATCAATCTTGTCGTCATGTCGGTGAGGACCAGTTGGCAAAGACTGGTAGTTGTTTTCCAATTGATGCAACTTAATTGCATCGATCACTCCATCTTTGTCCTTACCATTCTTGATCGACTTTGCAATCAATTCATGATAGCTAGGGTACTTAGCCATCAATTCAACCACGTCTGCCATTTCGATGCTAGCCGGAGCAGGTGGCGGAGTGGGCGGAACAACTGGAGGTGGAACAACCGGAGGCGTTGTCTTACTATTCGTAATGATCATTGCTGTTTCCTTGGATAAAGGAGTAACGTTGGTTTCGCTGTCTCGACCAAAGAGAACAGCTGACATTTCGACTAACTCTGATCTATTAACAACATAGATCGGAGCTTCAAAAGTTTTCCCATTAACTTCAACAGATCCTTCTTCATGGAAAACTACAGATTTTCTGTCAATCTGCAAACCCATACTTGCTTGATATGGGATGCCATTCTTAACACCATTTGCCACCTTCTGGCTGCGTTCTCCTGGGTCGGAGTAGTGGCCGGTGAGTGTCATTGATCCATTGCTTACACTGATATCGGTTGCGTGTCCGATCAGTTCGTAATGGCCGTACAAATATGGGATGGTGTTTTTGAATGTGATGCCTGCTGTGTTGTAGACAACAGGATGTTCAACACCGTAATCACTTAGGTCTACTGCATTGCCAGTGTAACCAGTGATTTTGGACTTTGCGATTTCGTTCTCTACAATCTCAACGTCCAACTTGGACTTTGAAAGTTCGAGCAAGTGAAGATTACTCTGTGGCATTTAATACTCCAAGGACGTCAAGAGTGTCTTTTGATCGGGAAGTTAAGATGATTTTGATTAGTTCGTCATAAGTGATTCCTAGTAGTTTGGCTTCGGCTAGTAGTTGTCGTTTAGGATTAAGTCCCATTTCTGCGTAGATTGCGTTTAGGGTTTTAGTACCTGAAATCAAATCTACTTGTCTTGCAGTTGCGTTCTTTAATGGATCTGGATGTTGGAATAGCCCATTATACAGATACATATGAGGATAAAAGTTAGGGTATCGTGCCCTAGCTCTACGGGGAACTAAATCACTAACCAGTGTAGCTGCTGTCCAGAAGTCTATGAAAGAACGACGAAAACAAGGTTCCATATCGAACCTATCTATTTCGCATTTGTTCTTCCAAGGTTGAATATCAACTTGGGCAGAAGCCATGTTACTGTTACTGCTATCCGCTATTGCTAAGTTTGCTGGCATTTCAACACACAAAGCAGCAGCAGAAGCCATTGTTCGAAGCATCTTATCTTTATCAGCTGAACTGCTTCCACTACCAGGAACGCCTACTAATTTAGAACCAACTGGTAATGTTGGAATCAAATTAGGTTTGTATTTGAGAATACCTTTTGGTGCATTATCCCTTTCCGCTGATGGTCCGTAAATAGTTGCATCTAATTCAACTGCCATTGGAAATGAAGTTCTAAATTCTTCACCTTGCACAGCAGCTTCGAGTAATCGTCTAATGTACGGGTAAATTGTAAATGCTTGAGCACACTCAGGAACTGGATTTAGTCGTCCAGTTTCATAACCTTGTGCCCAATAGATTACGTCTTTTACACTGTACTCTGAGGTTTCGTACTGATAAAGATAAGGGTCATTTTTAAGATCATCTTTAATAAAATGAAACTTAACAATGTTCCAATCTTTATCGTACTCGATGCCCGCCACGATCCGATCTTCTGGGGTGGCATTGTAGGGTGTTCTTAGGCTGTCTGCTCCGAACACTTTGTATGCTGTTTGGATGGGGAATATACCGAAGTTTTCTTTCTTGTGCTTGAGCATTAGTCCGATGCCGGTTAATGCTGCCATAGTTCGAAGGTTTCGATATGAATTACCAATTCCATTTGCTACACACCAAGCTCGATGACTTTCCTCGATGATGTTGTTTTCTTCTTCATTTTCAGCTAGTCCGATAATAGTCGGAGTTGGTCCTACCACGTGGTTAGCTAGTTTAGTAATGACTGCTTTGTAGTAGGGATTACGACTATATTCGTCTAGTGAAAATTGAACAAGCTTTCCACGAATATATGGATTCTGCATTGCAGCATCCACTTCTTCACGGGACAAGACGTCATAAGGAACGTCTCGTCTTGTTTGGATAATTGTTCCTAATCTATGACGGAGCCACTTAATTGGATTCATTCAGGCACTCCGTGACAAAAGGTGCTATCACAAAAGCAAGGTTTTGGATATGTCTTTTTAACATTGAGACTATGGATCATATCTGGACTCCATTGTTCAATATCCATTTCCTTTGTACGGACTCGTTTAGGCCCGTAATCAGTTAAAGGACTTGGAGTTGGGTTTTGTTGTTGAGAGATAAGTAGTAACTCAAATGTACCTTCATCCCCACCTTCTTGTACTTTATAAGTAATCAAAGAAGGTGTTAATGGACGATCTGCGGCATTGTAGGCAATACGGTATTTGTAAGCACCGATCTCATCTACTACTCCAAGAATAGGCACAAAGTTAAGATTATCAAATGCAACTGAAACTGAAGGATTAACGCCAGTTCTTGGCCAATCAAAAATGATTGGTAAGTTTTCATTGATAATCCTATTAACAGGAGAATCAAAGACAATTGTACTCATGATACTTCGTACCTCTTTAACTGAGTTACTATATTGCTAATTTGAGTTGTACTCAAAATAGCTTTGATTCTTCCACTTTCAAGTTCATCTGGTAGACGGTCAAGGATAGGTGTAAAGTCAACATCAATTTCTCCTATCCCTTCCAGGATAGAAGTGATTCCAGTTTCCAATGTTTCTTGTTCTGCTAATCCGTCACGAATTGCATCAATGGTTTCTTGGTCCAATGAAGTTGGGATTTCGGCAATACCATCTAGGATAGAAGTGATTCCAGTTTCCAATGTTTCTTCTTTTGCCAGCCCACTTTGAATTGCTTCAATACTATGAACATGGATTGCCGGATTGATAAATCCTACTGAGCCTACCTCTGGTGGTTCGCTGAACGGTTCCTCAATCTCGATGATTCCGTACTCATCCTCCTGGGTGTAGGAAATAATGGGTGAGTCGTCGTAGGGCAGATTCGATTCGGCATCCATGTAGAGGACTGTATGGCTGAATGAATCGTTAGTGTACCCTGTTAGATTAACACTAAATCTTCCTACTTCTGGGGTAATGTCATCGGTGACTTCAAATTCAATTGTTGGGTTTGCTTGTCTTAATTTCTTTAATGTCCAAGCAAGACTATGGTTGGTGTCGTCGTAATCTCGAAGATCAGCTTCATGAACACCGTCAACAATGTCAGGAATGTTTGCGGAAATTGCCGCTGCTAAGATTGCTGGATCGAGGATTAAACCTGTTCCGGTTTGTAAAAATCCGGTATATCCGTAAGTCACGCCGCCTGCAACATTTTGCGTAGATGGGAGTGTTGGTGCATTTAATTGGAATGGTAAGATTTTCCCATTCAAACTGGAAGACGCTGTGTACACCATCGCATCTTGGGATGTTTGGTTTATGATTGTGTTGGTTGAAACTATGGTTGAATTACTTATTAGTATTCTTCCACT